ATTAAGAAATTAGAAGAAAAGCGCCCAATTATCGTCTATAAAGCTGATAATCAAGGCGCAGAAATCAAAGGCAAGGTTGTTCACAAGGAGAAAATTGGCGACATGCACACAATCACTATTAAAAATTATGGCATTTTCGTAGTTACGAAAGAAGTGTATGACATGGTGAAAGTTGGAGATGAGGTAAGAATATGAACTATAAAGTAAGAGTCAACGGTAAAGAAATTGAATACGGTGCACTAGTTGAAAAATCACGTTTTTCAGACGAAGAATGGTCTGCTATTTATGCAGAGATTGCAGAAGAAAATTACCCAGAAATTTTTGAAAAAAGAAAATCGGATACTGCATTTATTGACACGCTTGGTGCTTTGACTTCACTAGAAGAACGATATGAAGCATTACTAGAGCTGCTACCACAAGATCAATTCTCTCGCGCTGGCACACATCCAAAATGGGTAGCTGATGCAGTAGCAGAGAACACGCTAAATAAAATGGACACAATGCTAGATGTGTCGGATTTGATTGGACGATGTGAAACTCTGGAAGAATTGAAAAATGAGCTGACAGAGTATTTTGAGCTGGAAAAATTATAGGAGTTATCATGAACACACTAGAAAACGTCAAACAATGGTTTATTGACCGTGACCTTGAAAACGGTGGACGACTAGAAAAACAGTCACTCAAGCTTAGTGAAGAATTCGGAGAGTTATGCGCTGGCTATCTCAAGAAGAATGAGAAGCTGACCAAGGACAGTATCGGAGATTGCGCAGTCGTGATTGTCGGTCTAGCCTTGCTGACAAAAGCGGATGTGGATAAGATTTTTGATGAAGTTTTTGGCAACAAATACGACGAATACCATGTCATAGAATGTCTAGTCCTTTTGAACAGGACAATCAGTAATATTCAGTTATCAAATGGATTTACAAATGAAGATTTATATATAGTCGATTTAACTCGTTCAATTTATTGGTTAAAATCAATCAGCAAGTCGCTAGGTTATAACTTCGATGAATGTTTTGAACTGGCTTACCAAGAAATCAAAGACCGCAAGGGTCGTTGGATTGACGGAACTTTCGTGAAAGAGGAGGATTTGTAAAATGAAAAAACTAGGTATTGTTTTAGGTGCTGTATTTGTAATCGTTGTATCGCCATTTGTGATTCAGTATGGTTGGAATGAAATCATCACAACGATTGTCCCAGTTGGTAACATTACAGTCTGGCAAGCATTAGGAATGGATGCACTACTATCTTTCATCTGGCCTGTATTATCTAGCAAAAAAGAATCTGAGTATGATTATTCGTATGCTGTAAAAAGTAGTATTTCGAAAATCATTACATGTGCATTTTTGATATGGTTAGCAAGTTTGTTTATTTAAGGAGGATTTACCTGATGCTTGAAATAGATGGCAAAAGCTACGAAGTCCATAAAGTGAAACTCACAAAAAAGGATTTAAAAAACTTGAAAAAAGGCGAAACACTTATTTTTATCAGTAAAGAAGATAAAAAGGCTATAACTGTTAGTTTGGAGGACAAGGAATGAAACCAGAAAAAATTGATAACGTAAACAAACCAAGACACTATCAAGGCTCAAAAGGTCTTGAAAGTATTGAAGTGATTGACAACTTCATTGGCAATCTGCCAGGTAAGGCAGCGTGGTGCTGGGGCAATGCTATTAAGTATATGTTAAGATTCCAGAAGAAGAATGGTCTTGAAGACCTGAAGAAAGCTAGAAAAAATTTAGACTGGCTTATAGAGGAGATGGAGCATGAGAATAAAAACATCAAATGATTCTATCATCAACGTTGATAGTGTGAAGCGCAGTATCACAATTGAGGGAGTTGAGTTTGGTTCAGATTGTAGTGCTTTGGTATCTAAGAATAAAGATGGTACAGGAACGATCACTCTGATATTCGAAGGGAAAATTATTTGAAAGGACAGGCAATGAAACCTAAAAAATATCCATATTCAGGCGCTTGAAAGACAAACAACAAACAAGATAGAGTCAAATTCGCTGAGGTTTTAAATTACGAACCAATTAATGTGTCAATTGTTGTTATAGAAGGGGAAACTAGTGAGATATTTGCAAAATGTGTAATTCGCGCTTATGGCGAAACATTATCGTTTATAGCAACATTACCAGTAGAAGGAACCAGGCTTTCGAAACACAAGAAAGCATTATTTAAAATCAGGCTTTATCAAAGAATTGAAAAAATGGGGAGCGAGAAACTTTTAGAAATCAATCGTTTCATTTGGTCGAACATGTGTCTGGAAGAATTTAACAAAATAGTTACTTAGGAAGGAGGTAAGGTTTGGCAATAGACATCAAAAAAAGATTGAAGGCTCTGCCTTATATTGATATCAAAGCTAAGTCAAAGCACCAGGAAATCATCAGTTTGAAATCAGGCATTTTAAAAGGACAAGTGTTTGATAATATGCCCAAATCAAAAAGCAATAAGAATCAGTCTGAAGAATTGAATGTATTGATTATTGATAAGTCAGAGCAGCTTTATCGAGAAATTCAAGGTTTATACAAAGAGCGCGACGATCTTGTGCAAGCTATTGAGTCACTCGATGATCCAGTGGAAAACATTGTGATGCGTTTACTGTATATTGATGGACTTTCCTGGAAAGAGGTCCAAATTAAACTAAACTGCAGTCAAGCTACTGTTCAACGTGCAAAACATAAAGCATTGCTAAAATTATCTAAAAAATATGATAAGAATGATAGCAAATGATAATTTTAAAGTGGTAAATTAGTATCATGAAGAATAGCAGAGAGGAAACCTCTGCTTTTTTTGTGCATTAAAAAGGAGGTGAGGATATGTGGTAGTTGTTGAACCAATCAGAAATAGAGATGATGTTCAGCTTATGATTGAATGGCTGACGTTGTATAGTGCAGTCAAAGAGTCAGATAGACAACGTAACCTCATGCTCTTTTTGTCTGGTGTTAATCTAGGGTTTCGTATTGGTGATATCGTCAAACTAAAAGTAAAGCACGTTAAAGGCTGGCATGTTCAAATTGTCGATGAGAAGACAGACAAGCCAACCAAACGAAAGATGCCAAAGAAATTCAAGAATGCCATGAGGCAGTACATCAAAGACAAGAAAGATGAAGACTTCCTCTTTCCTAGTCGAAACGGAAAGCACCAGCACATAAAACCTAACACAGCTTACAAGATTATTAAAAGAGCTGCTGAAGAGGTTGGTCTGGAAAATATAGCGACTCACTCAATGAGAAAGACCTTTGGCTTATTCATGTACGAACAAACCAAGGATGTCGCTCTGATAATGGACCTACTGAACCATTCAAGCCAAAGTATTTCACTACGCTATATTGGCAAAAATCAAGATTCACAAGACCGAGCCATGACAAAGTTTCAGGGCTTTTAATTTTTTTATTTTAATATCAATTCATTGTTTTGAGGCTATGATGATTTCATTTCATGTATGCAGGATAAACACTTGATAAATCTGAGTTAAAACTCATGTAGCGAATTCATTAGAATATGTAAAACAAGGAATTGAGAGAGCAAAATTAGAGAGGTTTACAAAAGTATGTTAGGTTTAATAAGAGAATTGATTTACAAGATACGAAGCAGAGATAACAGAGAATATTTTCTTGATTCTCAAACTAAAGAATCAATTGTGCGATTCCAAAAAGCAGCTAAGCAAACCTTAATTAGTTCTGACGATTTTGCTAAACTCTTTTGGAAATCAAGAGGGTAGTCTTTTGAAAATAGAAGTTGCAACTAGAGAAGACCGAACAGAGTTTTATAATTCTGGTGAATGGAGAGAGCTTCGGAAGTTAGCACTTGAACGTGATCACAATGAATGTGTTTGGTGTAAAGCTGAAGGAAGAACTACAACAGACAACCTAGAAGTTGACCACATCAAAGAGCTAGAGTTCTATCCAGAGTTCGCTCTTGATCTCGACAACCTAAGAACTCTTTGTAAGGAATGTCACAATAAACGTCACGGCCGTTTTCAATTTCGAAAATCAAAAAAAATGATTGAGAAAAATTTCAGAACAGATGAATTTTGGGGATGACAACACCCCCCCGGTCAAAAAAATCCAGTGTTTTTAAGGTTTTGGGAACCGGTGGGAGGGGTTAACTGTCCAAATTTTTAACGAAAAATTAAAGGGGGTGGGGGGTAATGGAAGAATACTCAGAAAAAAATATAAAAGAATTAGAAAATCAGCTACTTTCTAAAATCGGCTATTTTAGTCCTAGAAAAAAGGATGCGATCCAGTACGAAAAAGTGAATCGTTATCTTTATCTCGTCAGACTGCTCTATGAGCTGAAAGCCAAACTTCATGAAGACGGATTGGTCATCACTGTTCACAATGGGCAGCAGAGATTCCAAAAAGCGAATTCTCTCATCAAGGAAATCAACACAACAAGTAATCAGCTTTTAGCGATTGAGCGATCGTTTGATTTTGAGGTTGAAAATTCTCCTGTTGAGAAACCGACGTCTGGAAGTGATCTGTTATGATTTCTCATCCGCTGGTTGATGACTACATCAAAATGGCCGAGAGTGGAGAAATCGTCGTCAACAAAGAAAGAAAGCTGCTGTTTAAAATTATCAAGGAAAAAATCTATCCTCGTGATGATCTATATTTTGATAATGACTTAATTGACAAATTCATTCGGTTTGCGGAAAAGAACTTTTTCCCTTTGGCCAAGTATCAACTTTTTTTGGTTCCATTTATTTTTCTTTTTCGGAAAGAGGACGGAGAACCACACTTCGACGAGCATCTATATACTTTGGCTCGTGGGGGTGGTAAGAATGGTTTTATGTCTGCCAGGTCCTCGTTCTTTATCAGTCCTATCTACCCTATCAGAGATTATGATGTAACTATCACCGCTAACTCTGAGAAACAAGGTAAGGTTTCCTTTGAGGAAGTCTATGAGACTATTCAAAGGCGTGGTCTTGAGGACCATTTCTATCTAACTAAAATGTCTATTACAGGTCGAGCGAACAACTCGGTCTTTTCTTTTCGGACGAATAATCCGAAGACTATGGACTCGGCTCGTGATGGCTGTCTTGAGTTTGATGAGATTCACCAGTTTGAAGATGATAAGGCCGTGAAGGTTCAACGGTCAGGTCTTGGTAAGATTGCTCATGCTCGGACTTTCTACAACGGTACGAATGGATATGTGCGTGAGGGATTCTATGACAAGCTGATAGAGAAGTCTATGCAAATCTTGAATGGAGAGGTTGATGACTTTAGGTTGTTCCCTTTTATCTGCAAACTAGACAATGCGGATGAAGTGGACGACATGAAGAACTGGCCAAAGGCAAATCCGATGCTGGATGAAAGTACTCCTTATGCTAAAAGGCTGCTTGCGAGAACTAAGGCTGACTATGATGATCTTGTGTTGGAACCTTCTGGCCGTCAAGAGTTCATGACTAAACGGATGAACCTCCCTGAAGCAGACCTTGAGAAAGATGTTACCTCTCGAGAAAAGCTAGTTGCTTGTTTGCGGTCTCCTGGTATCGACTTGAAAGGTCGCTCATGTGTTGCTGGCTTTGACTATGCAAGTATTCGAGACTTTGCAAGTGTTGGTTTGCTATTTAAGAATGGGGATGAGTTTATCTGGAAGCAACATTCATTTGCTCGCAAAGCATTTTTGAAAGCTTTCAAGTTAAAAGCTCCTATCCAGGAATGGGCAGAAAGAGGTCTGTTTACGATTGTGGACGGTCCTAGTATTGATCCGCGGCTTTTGATTGCGAAGCTGGAAGAATGGAGAAATCTTTATCAGATTGAGCTTGTATGTGCCGATGGTTTCAGAATGGACTTGTTGAAACCATTGCTAGAAGAGGCTGGATTTGAATATGAGTTCTTACGGAATCCTGGGGCTATCCAATCTAAGGTTGCGCCAATCATCGAAGATGGATTTGCAAATGAGCGGTTTGTCTTTGAAGATGATAACTCTATGATCTGGTATACAGACAACACCTACGTCAAAGAGGATAAGGATGGCAATAAGCGTTTCTTGAAGAAAGAACCTGTCAGAAGAAAGACAGATGGGTTCCACGCTTTGATAGCCGCTCTCTACAAGCGTGAGATAGTGCAAGAGTCGAATGTCGGGGAATTCCTTGACATGCTCGATAGCTGGGATTTTTAATCTAAGAATAAATTTTGGGTGGGTGGTCGGCAGAAAATAAAAGAAAGGAGGAAGTGCATTGGGGTTACTGAATTTATTTAAGCGTGAAGTACCAGAGGTTGGTTTTGAGTTCGAGGATCTTGAGCGGATGTTTGGTAATCTTCAACTGAAAAGCTTAGCGGTTGATAAGTCTGCGGAATTTATCGCTCGGATTTTTGCTAAGTCAGTATTTAAGTATCAAGAAAACGGTAAGGTTAAGCCTTCTGATTGGGACTACTTGCTGAATGTAAGACCGAACAAGAACGAATCTGCGTCAGAGTTTTGGCAAAAGGTCGTATACAGGTTGATTACTAAGAATGAGGTCCTAATCTTTCTTACAACTGATGATCAGTTGCTTGTTGCTGACTCTTATACACGGACTAAATATGCTGTTTATGATGATGTGTTTGAGTTTGTAACTTGTAAAGGTTTCACGTTTGAGAAGCGTTTTCGGATGAGTGAAGTCATTTTCTTACAGTACAACAATAATCGACTGCAAGATTATATTTCTGACTTATTTGCTGATTACGAGAAGTTGCACACTCGTTTGGTCGAGGCCTTGGCTAGGAATAATCAAATCAGAGGAACTCTCAAAACAAAAAACAATGGGAGTTTTAATGAGCAGATGCGTGATAAACTCCAATCATATGCTGATGGTCTTTTTAAATCATTTAGCACCAAGACGATTGCCATTGTTCCAGCTCAAGATGGAATGGAATACACTGAGCATACGAATACAACAGGAACTTCAAATATTTCTGTTGATGAGCTGAAAAAACTTCGTCGGCAATTTGATGATGAGGTCGCTGACGCCTTAGGGATTCCAACTGCTTTAATCCATGGCGACATGGCCAATCTGGAAAATAGCCAAAAAATGTTTAATAGTTATTGCTACCAATCGCTTGTTAAGAAAATGAGTGATGGGCTTAATTTCGCCTTGGTATCAAGACGGGAATACGAGTGCAATAATCTATTTGTAATCATCGGCGAAGGTCAGAGAGATAAGTTTGCACTTGCTGGAAGCATTGATAAGCTTATTTCTTCTGGAGCGATGACTCGAAACGAGGTGCGCTCTGAACTTGGCTTAGAATCTGTCCCTGGTGGCGATAAATTCCTCATCACCAAAAACTATCAACTTGGTGAACAGTTAGAGAAAGGAGGTGAGAAAGAAGATGAAAGTAATTCCGATTAAGGGTACGATTGTATCAAACAATGACAGATGGCTTTACGACTGGCTGGAGTGGGATGCAACCGCTCCGAAAGATGTTGTCCTCCCTGAAAGTGGTGAACCAATTGAGGTTCATATCAATTCGGGCGGTGGAGATGTTTATGCTGGTAGTGAAATCTATACTGCTCTGCGCTCGTATCCTGGCGACGTGACCGTGAAGATTGTCGGTATTGCAGCAAGCGCAGCAAGCGTGATTGCAATGGCAGGAGATACGGTTGAAATCAGTCCGACCGCCCAAATCATGATCCACAACGTTTCAACGCAAGTGAACGGAGACCATAATGCCTTGCTTCATGAGGCCGGTGTGCTAGAAGGGTTTAACAAGTCTATTGCTAGCGCTTATGTTCATAAGACTGGAAAGGCTCTTGATGACTTGCTTGACTTGATGAACAAGACTACCTGGTTTGATGCTGAATCAGCTTTGAATCATGGATTTGTAGACAAGATTATGTTTACAAACGAAGTCGCTCCGACTCTGGTAGCGAGTGAAACTCCTATGATCCCAAGTGATTTTATCGAAAAAATGAGGTCAGCAATGACACCAGATATCGATAAAATCGCAGAACTGGTAGCTAAAAAGCTAGAAGCTAAACTACCAGATATACAAATCGACAAAGAGGCTTTTGAAAATAGCGAATTTCTACAGAAGAAATTCAATTTTCCAGAAAGTCCAGAAAATAACACAGACAAGGCTGTCCCTAAAGGGTTCGGTCTTTTTATGTTTTAAGAAAGGAAAAAACAGAATGACAATGCAATTATCTAATCAATTTGAAAAACAACGTCAGGCATTTTTGGATGCCGTTGCAAATGGTGCACCTCAAGAAGAACAAGCGAAGCTATACAATGAAATGATTGAGTCTATGACCAATGAAATGATGGTTCAAGCTCGTGATGCTGCTCGTGAAGAAGTTTCAGCCTTGAATCCATACGATGCCAAGTTGACTGCTGAAGCTCGTGAGTTTTTCAATAACATTGAAAAAGCCGCACCTAAGGGAGTTGAAAAACTCTTCCCACAAGAAACAATCGACCGTATCTTTGAAGATATGGTTATGGCACGTCCACTCCTTCAACATATTGGCCTTAAAAACGCTGGCATCCGTTTGAAATTCCTTAAATCAGAGCAAACTGGTCAAGCTGTTTGGGGCAAAATCAATTCAGAAATCCAAGGACAGCTCAAACAAGAATTCAAGGATGAAGAAGCAATTCAACACAAGTTGACTGCTTTCGTTGTAATTCCAAAAGATGCTGAAAAATTTGGTCCAGCTTGGTTGCAAAAATTTGTTTCTGCACAAATTACAGAAGCCTTTGCCGCTGCCCTTGAAGCTGCTTTCTTGAACGGCGATGGAGACAACAAACCTGTCGGTCTTTCTCGTACCCTTACAGGAACTGTTTCAGGTGATCATACAACTCATGATGAAAAAACAGCTCAAACTACTAAGTTGACTTTTGCTGACTCAGCTACCGTAGTCAAAGAATTGACAAAAGTATGTAAATACCACTCAACTAAAGCTGATGGCACTACTCCAGTCGCAGTCGAAGGTAATCTTGTAATGGTTGTTAATACAGCCGATGCTTGGGATGTGAAGAAGCAATACACTTCTTTGAATGCTCAAGGGACCTACATCACTGCAATGCCATTCAACATTATCTTGGTAGAATCCGTGGCACAGACAGCTGGTAAAGTCACTACATTTGTCAAAGGTCGTTACGATGCTTTTGTCGGTGGTGGCATTTCACTCGGTCGCTATACAGAAACCTATGCTTTGGAAGATTTGAACCTCTACACTGCTAAGCAATTTGCTTATGGTAAGGCTCACGATGAAAAGACTGCAGCAGTCTGGACTCTACAACTTCCCCAAGCCTAATCTAGGAGTTGAGCCATGACTCCAGAAGAACAACTTCATCCACTCCTTGAATCTTTCAAGAAGCGGATGAGGATTTTTCATACTGGAGAGGATAACAACCTCTCTAAAATGTTGGAAAGTTCTGAGTCAGCCATTCTCAGTCTGGTCGGTAGTAAGGACTATGCTGATCCACGAGTGAGAGAGCTTATTTTAGAACGTGCTCGATATGTCTACAATGATCAAGTTGAATTTTTCTATCAAAACTTTCAAGGGGATTTGATGGCATTATCACTAGAAAATTACAAATTGGAGGAAAAACATGATTAAGGTTTTAAAAGGCTTTTATGACCTCAAAGAAGGGGTATATCGTTCTACTGGCCAAGAGTTTGAAGCGACAAAAGAGCGCTTTGATGAAATCGATGGAGCGCTACCTGGCTTTGTTGAATGGTCAGAAAAACAACCAGAAGTAACAATGTCTGATGTCCTATCAGACTAATCGCCCTAGCTATCGCTACAAAAAGCCTGAGGCTCAAAACGGAGACCTGAGAACCCCCTTGACTTTCTATACTTCTAAAGTCGAGGAGGGGCTTCATGGTCGTGATGTGAGTCACGAGAAGGCTTTTTACACAATGGGGCAAGTTTACTCTCCTAGCTTTAAAGATATCGAGATTGCGACTGGTAAGTCTATGCAAGCTAAGATGACTTTGAAAATTCGAGATCCTTTGTCTGATTATCAGCCAAAGAATGAGCATTTTGTCGAAGTTGGCGACAACCGTCTTAGTGGTGAAAAATGGCAAATTATCGATGTTCGTCCTGATTTTGATAATCGGGATTTTTTGATAGTCATCATCGGTGGTGGTCAAGATGTCTAGTGGAGCAGAATTAAGAGGCTTTGATGATGTTCTTAGAAACCTTGAAGTTCATCTTGGTGATACTAAGGTCAAACGTGCTACGAGTCGAGCCTTGAAGGCAGTCGCAAACGAGACTCTAGAAGAGTTCAAAGGTGCTTTGCAAGTCTACAAAGATAAAGGAGACACTATTGAAAGTGCTACTGCTGGACGTGTGACGGGTCTTGCTAGTGGTGTTCCTGTTGTAAAAATCGGTTTTGGTGAGGGTTCTCGCTGGCGCTTGGTTCACTTGAATGAGTTTGGGTATGCCAAAAATCCACATCCGAGAGGTTTTGGCGTTATCAGACGCTTTTCAGAGGCTCATGCTAAAACCTACAAATACAGGATGGCTAGTCATTTGAAGATAGGAGGGTTTTAGATGGTCAAAGATAAGTTTAATGAACTTTATGAGACATTAAAAAAAGATGAGACTTTAGCTGGAATCAGCATCAAATCTTTTAAACGTCCAGACACGCTACCAAGCAATGAGACAAGTATCGTCATTAGACCAGTTGGTCCGCCGATGCAGGCAGTTCATGGCAGTAATACGAGCCTTGCTAAGACATTTCTCTATCAGGTCAATGTAGAGTCTAAAAATTATATGGAGTGCAAAGAACTCCAAAGAAAAATTGAAAAGATTATGGAAGACCAGGGATTTTATCAAACTGTTGGTGGTTTGGATGAATGGATTCCAGAAATCAAACGCTATGTAGATGCTCGGACCTACAAAGGTCAGAGTGCTCTATACGAAGAATACTAAAATAAAGAAAGAGGTGCTATAAATGGCATTAGTTGGTTTTAAACGTATGACAATTCGTGTGTTGGATGGAAATGCTAATCCGACACTTGGAGAAAACCTTTTTGTAATTGAAGGACAAACTGGTAAAGGTGCGACTCGTACCGCTAAAATTTCAGGTCTTGCAAGTGATCCAGTAAAAACATATGGTAGTGATGTCGCTTACCACGTATCAAACCGTGGTGTTGGCGATGTGAAGATGGAACTGACTGCGGTTGATATTCCTTCAACAGTACTCGCTAAAATCCTAGGACATCAAGTCAAAGATGAAATTATTGGTATTGGCGCTGATACAGTTGCTCCATACTGCGCTGTCATGCTTGAGTCTCAGACTGCAAATGGGACTCAGGCACAAGTCGGATTCTTCAAAGGACAATTCTCAATGGACGCTGAAGAACTTGAAACGCTTAAAGATAAGCAAGAAGAACTTCCAGATGACAGCTTGAGTTTCGCTGCTATTGCAAGTGATGACACTGAAACAAATGGTCTTTACTATGTGAAATACATTGGTAAAGATGATGCTAAGCTCAAAAAATTCAAAGGGCAACTTAAAATGGTTGCTGCAGGGTAGGAAGAGGGCGCAAGCTCTCTTTTTATCTTTTTTCTAGAAAGGAAAGTAAATGGCTAAGGTTAAATTTTTAATTAAAAATGAAAAGGGTCAAGATGTTCAAAAGACCAGTAAGGAAATTACTACTAAGGACTATCGTGACTACCTGATTCTCAACGAAGCATTATCTTCTGACTTGTCTGAAGTTGAAAAACTAGACAAGCAATTGGAATTCATCGCCTCATTGTTTGAAGATTTGGAAGTGGAAGAACTTTTGAAATTCACGGATATGGCAGATATTTTTGTGGTATTTGCAGACATCTACTCTCATCTTGTGGGTGATGTTGACCCAAAGGAGAAAAAATAAAGCCAAGTGAAGCACTGAAACGGTTTTATGGGTTTGTCAAGCAAGCTACTGAAGGACCGTACGGCATGAGTATCCGTGATGTTATGGATACGAGCTGGGAGGACCTAATGGGTGTTCTTGGTGAAACCGAATCTGCTAAAGCTGAGGAAGTCATGGATCTTGCTGACTTTCTAGAAATGATTTAAAAAGGAGGATTTGAATGGCAGGTGGAACGCCGTTAGGTCAAATGTATATCGAGCTAGGGCTGGACGTGTCGAAGTTCAATCCTACTCTAAACGGTGCTAAGAATGCGGTTAAATACTTTCAAAGCAATGTTAAGGCGCTAGACAGCTCCCTTAAAAACAATGGGAAAAACACAGACTTGCTTCAAGCTAAGTACAAGACACTTGGTCAAGCGATTGAAGCGCAAAAAAGTGTTTTGGACCAGATGAAGAATAGCTTCGATACTCTCGAACCTGGTACGGCTAAATTCGACAAGGCTGCTGCTGAGATTGAACGAGAGAATGCCAAGTTGGCAGCAATGGAAGATCAACTTCATCGTGTTAAAGAAGCTTTGATTGCCGTTGGTAAAGAAAATAGCTTTGCGAACCGTATCAATAAATTTGGTGACGGCCTTATCAAAAGTGGTAAAAAAATAAAAACTTTTGGCGAAGAAGTTTCAAAAACCGGGAGAGAATTAACTACAGGTCTAACTGCTCCCTTAGTTGCAAGTGTAGGTTTTATCACTAAAGCAGCTGTTGACTATGAATCTGCTTTTGCAGGTGTGAAGAAAACGGTAGATGAGACTGCAACCGTATCCTACAAGAACTTATCTGATGGTATTCGTCAGATGGCCAAAGAATTGCCAGCTAGTGCGGTTGAAATTGCAAATGTCGCTGAAGTTGCTGGTCAGTTGGGTATCAAGGCAGAAGATATTCTTACATTCTCCCGTACTATGATTGATATGGGAGAATCAACGAACTTGAGTGCGGAGGATGCTGCAAGCTCCATCGCTAAGATTGCGAATATCCTTGGTTTGACATCAGACGAATACAAACGATTTGGATCATCTGTTGTTGACTTGGGTAACAACTTTGCAACAACTGAGCGTGACATCGTTGAGATGACAAACCGTTTAGCGGCAGGTGGTAAACTTGCTGGACTAACTGCTCCTGAAATTTTAGGTCTTGCAACTGCTATGAGTAGCGTTGGTATTGAAGCAGAAGCAGGTGGTACTGCAATGACTCAAACTCTTACTGCTATCGGTAATGCAGTTTCATTGACTACCAAGGATTCAGCAGATGATCTAGCATTGATTGCTAAAGTTGCAGGTACAACATCGGAAGAATTCCAAAAAGCATGGAAAGAAAAACCTGCTGAAGCATTACAAGCATTTATTAAAGGCCTTAACACAGCCCATGAACAAGGCGCAAATATGGATGCTATCTTGATGAAATTAGGCATGACAGGTATTAGGCAAGGAAACATGCTTAAATCTCTAGCCTTATCATCAGATAAAATGAGCGCAGCAGTTGCACGTTCAAATAAGGCCTGGAAAGAGAATACTGCTCTGACCAATGAAGCTAATAAGCGATATGAGACCACAGAATCACAATTGAAGATGTTCAAGAACCAGGTAACCGACTTGGCTATTGAATTTGGTGGACCTCTTCTGAAGGCTCTACGTGAGGGTCTAACTGCTGCAAAACCTTGGATTGACACCTTGGCTAAAATGGCTAAACAGTTCAGCTCCATGTCTGAAGAGCAACAAAGAAACGTTCTTAAGTGGGCTGCATTAACTGCAGGAGCTGGTCCAGCTTTAAGTATTTTAGGGAAAGGTTTTGGAATTATCGGAAACCTTACAAAGGCACTCGGTTGGCTTACTAAGGGAACTGGTAAAGCGGTTGGTGGAATGTCTCTAATGCTCAAGACTTTCCAAGCTTTTAGAACAACCGGGAATCTATCGTCTGCCTTTAAATTGGCATCTGGTGGAGCAGTAGCGCTTGGGAATGCGACTGCATCAGCATCAACTTCAACAGGGCTTCTAACAACATCAATGGGTGCGCTTGCGAATCCTCTAGGTTTAATAGTCGGAGGTCTCGGTCTTACTACCGCCGCACTTGTTTATCTTGGAAACGAGAAAGACAAGGTTCGCATCAAGACTGAAGAGTTCGGTTCTCAGTTGAGCGATACTGCTCGTGGAGAATTGCGAAGTTTTCAAAAGACTGTTGATGAAACCAGTACGGCTGTTGCAAACTTCGGTACTCATGCTGGAGATGCCGATAAGGTCTCCGGAGCCTTTAAAAAGCTCTATGAAGAAATAGCTACTGCTGCAGATAAGACCAACAAACGAATGGAAGAGTTGGGCGCTAAGTGGGGCCTTAGTGAGGACGATATTGCCAAAGCCAAGGAAAGAAATGGTCAGGTCGTCTCTAACACTGAGGCTATGATGAATCAAATTAATGAGATTTATCAACGTCATAACGGAGATGCGAGCAAGTTTTCTCAAGAGGAGAAAGAAATCATCCTGAACAATCAGAATGAGATGATTAAGGCAAAACTGTCTATGATGAATCTGTCAGCTGAGCAACAAAAGGCCGCTTTACAAGCTTTGAATGGTGATGTCAGAAGTCTGAATGAAACACAATTGAAGCATACTAAAGATGTTTTAAAACAAGCACTTGATGAGGAGAAGAAACTCTACGAGAATTCAAAAAGTGAGCTGAAAGAGTTGCTAGACGGAAAGGCTATTGACCAGGAGACTTACAACAAAAAACTGCAAACTCTAGAAGCAAACCACACTCAAACGATGGAAGCTCTGGGAAGTAAGTATTACCAGGTCATGCAAAATCTCGATGCAAAGGTGAAAGCTCGAACCGGGCAAAGTTGGAACTATTGGGAAGAAGCCAAGAAAGTTCTGGAAGAATACGGCCTATCCTATGAAGAAATCGGAAAGAAAGCTGCTGAAGCTTCTCAAAAGGTAGGTAATTCGCATAGCATCCTTGCTAACTATACTAGTGAAATGAGCAAGGAAGTGAAAGAGGCTAACGATGCATGGTCATTGTTGGTCGGTAACATTGATAAGAATGGGAATTTCCAAGTTAAATCCAATGTTAAGGAAGTTATCGGAGAGGCTGCCAAATCTGCGGAAGGTTGGGAACAATTGCAGTTTATCGCTAAGACTGCGGATATCAACTCAAACGCTCGTGTGACTATAGCCGAGGCTCTTGTCGAATCTGGCAAATGGAAAGACATGACCCTCGAAGAGAAACAAGTAATTGTCAAGAACCAAGCTGGGCTACAAGCTATATTTGATAGTGAAACCCATCTTAAAACATGGAACAGCATGCCAGCTAAAGTCAAAGAACTCCTCATGAAAAATGCCGATGTCATGAATAAGGCAGAGGAAGCCTCAAAGGCTTTATCTAACTATGAATCGCTCACACCAAAACAGAAGGAGTTGCTGGCCAATGATGAGAGTATCCAAAAAGCAGTAGCTCGCTCTACTGATACTTTGACAACTTGGAATGCTACGACTCCATTTACAAAAGATTTGAAGGCAGATCCTACGAATGTTTTGAACAACGGTCAGTTATCTATTGATAAGATTACAGCTTGGAATTTTGCATCTGCTGAGACTAAGTCTCTGGATGCGGTGGATAATACGAGTGCAGCTGTTGGAAGTGCGATTTTGAGTGTTAATTCACCTAAGCAAGAAGCTCCTATCAACTTGTTTGCTGCTGACCAAACAGGCGGTGTACGAAACGAGACAAGCGGCGCTATCAATGCTATCAAGCAATATGATCCAGTGAATATCCTTGCCAAGAATGGCACTAATGACACTGTCAGCGAGGTCAAAAGTGGTGTCAATGGTATCCAGGACAAAACGGTCACTATCAACGCTCGAGACAATGCTTCTGGTGTTCTTTCAGGTATTAAGAGCTGGATTGATAGCGTTACTGGTAATTTCTTCACAAATATCTTTGCTAGCAAGCACGCTCACGGGACCAACTATCACCCTGGTGGACTTGCTATTGTCAACGACCAAAGAAATAGCAACTACAAGGAAATGGTCACCCTGCCAAACGGCCGGAGTTTCATTCCTCAAGGCAGGGATGTCTTGCTTCCTCTTCCGAGAGGTTCTAAAGTCTTGCGAGCTGATAAGACTAGACGTTTGATGCGTGAGATGGGTGTCCCTAAATATGCTTCTGGTATCGGAATCCCGAGCGATGCGAAATTCCTCCGTGAAATGGAACAAGCTCAACGTAACATCACTATTCAAACTACAAGTGTTCAAAATGGGCAAGATACTGATAAAGTCGTGTCTGAGATGAGGATTCTGAGGTCAAGTTTAGAAAAATTGCTTACTGCTATCCTTAACAAGGACACAAATGCTTATCTGGACAGCTCAAAAGTTACAGATATTGTTACTAAAACTCAGAAAGAGCGTGAGAAAATGCTACTAAGAATGAAAGGGGTGATTGAATGAGCGAAGTGACTATGCGTTTTAATAAAACAGATTTACGAGAGTTTATTGAAATCCATGACATCCAACGAGATATCGGGAACAATCGCTCTATCTCTATCGATCATGCCCCAAGAATTGGCGTGAATATCCAGCAACAAACGATTGATGCGAAATATATCAAGGTGGACTTCTCCATCTGGTCCAAAGACAGAAATACCCTCAAGCACAAGCTTGCGGGTATTTTTAATGTTGATAGTCCTAAAGAGTTGACCTTTTCAGATGAGCCAGACAAGTATTATCTGGCCATGGTAATTGATGATATCTCTATGCAAGAGGCCAGCGGGAGACGTTCAAATGGGTCCATTAAGTTCATCATTCCTGATGGTGTGGCTCATAGTTCAGCCTATAAGAAATTTGATAGTGATAAAAACGCAACTAGCGAAGCAGGAAAGATGGTGTTTAATCTTATAAATAATGGTACACAGAACGCATTTCCGATCGTTAAAGTCAAACATAATGCTGAGAATGGATATATCGGTCTAGTTAATCAAAATGGAACCTTAGAAATCGGGAACCGTGAAGAAGCCGATACCGAACCATCGCAAAAATCAGAAATCTTACTTGATTTTAGAGGTGAAAAAATCACAAATGGACTAGCTAGCGCAGCAAAGAACCAAGCCATCACAAATGACCGGACAGAGTACATTGTAGGAACAGCTGAAATGATTAATCTTTGGGAACGTCCACACGTTAGATTGAAAGATTTACGAGGTGAAACTAAATTACACAACTACGCTACTAGCTTGACCTGGGCAATTCCCAATGATAGCACAGGCAGCACAGGGTCCCTGAATGATTATTTTTGGTGGAGACAAGTTTTTTGGTCCGAAGCTAATAATCAATATGGGTTCATCAAGGTGACAGTGTCAGATGAAGCAGGCCAATTTTTGTATGGTGTTGAGACCTTTAAACGGTCGCTAGGTTCTGAATGTGAGTTTAATTTTTTAGCCAGCGATGGTCAAGGTGGATATAGGATTCTAAAGCGGTGGAATTTTGATGGAACTACAACTGGAGACATCAATCCTTTTAGTGTAGCAAAAGGGTGGTCAGATTTAAAACGGAATGATAGCAAGGTACAAGTTTTTTATCAAGGAGCATACTCTACTTTTATCATTCCAGAAATTGAGGGTAAAAAGTCCGTAAAAATTCACATTACAATTGGAGCGTACAGAGACAATCCAATTGTCTCTCACATGTATCTTGATGAATTGTACTATCGTAAAGATTTTGTCCCAACAACGAATGACATCCCCAATCGTTTTCCAATTGGATCGAATGTTCTAATCAATAGCGAGGATGATACGGTCTATATCGATGGAATAGCAAAAGCAAGCGAGGTTGTAGACGGCTCTCAATGGCTCTCTATCCCTCCAGGTAATTCAAAATTAGAGTTATATTTCTCTAGTTTTATCAAAAAACATCCGACAGTAACAATTGAATTTGAAGAAAGGTGGCTATAATGCTTTTAACGATTCACGATGCAACCTTGCAAAAGGTTGCTTTTGTTGATAATAGTAAGCAGAACACGCTTAATTATTATAACGATACATGGTCAAGAGACATGCCAACAGGAGCTTCAACTTTCGAATTTACAGTCTTTAAAAAAGCAATCCAATCAGACACAGCTTCATCAAAGGCCTACCAGCATCTAAACGAACGTGCTTGGGTGTCATTCCGACACAATGGGCGCACCTATCTCTTTAATGTGATGTCAGTGGAGGAAAATGAGCAGACAATCAAATGCTATTGTGAGAATCTCAATCTTGAATTGATCAATGAGTTAGTAAATTCTTACAAAGCAACGAGAGCCATGACTTTTGCAGAATATTGCAAAGAGATGGCTCTATTGAACTATGCCCATCTCACTATTGGAATTAATGAGATTTCAGACCAGCAACGCATCCTTGAGTGGACGACGCAAGAAACAAAACTTGCTCGCTTGCTTAATCTTGCGAAACAATTCAATGCTGAGATTGAATTTGACACACAATTAAAAGCAGATAGCACGCTTAAGAACTTTACTGTAAATATATATCACGAACACGACGACACACACCAAGGGGTCGGTCGTATCAGGAATGATGTGATTTTAAAATATGGTAAAAATATTAGTTCTATCACCCGAAAAGTGGACAAAACGGGCATTTTCAATACAATTCGCCCGACCGGGGAAATGCCGACCGTGGAAGTCGAAGAAAGTGGAGAACGTCATCTATCTAGTCAGAGAGTGAAAAATGCGGATGGTTCGACAACCGAAACGATTATTCGTACAGCATCCGATGGGACAAAGAGTAAAACTATTGTCCACACGAAAGTCACAAAACTGGCTGATAAAACACGCATCACAACGACCACCACAACTCGTTCAGATGGCTCTATCGAACAGACTGTGACGACCAGTAAGAAAGGCGGACTTTCTAATACTGAGAAACGAATCATCAAACCTCCTAAGAAAAAAGAGAAAGAAACCGAACTGGAAAAAGAGGTTCTGACTATTGAAAACTTGGGAGATTGGTCTATCAAAAACGAGAGGGGAGAATTAGAGTTTTACCAAAGAGGGCAACAACTGTATGCACCTTTATCCATGCAACTCTATCCCTCAACTTTTACCTCAGCAACAGCTGAGGACCAGTGGACAAGACGAGACTTTGACTTTGATACAGACGAGCCAAACGAGTTGAGACGGCTTGCTTATCTGAAATTAAAGCAACATTGCTACCCTGCCATAACCTATGAAGTAGATGGCTTTGTGGACGTAGAAATCGGGGACACGGTCCAGATTTATGATGATGGTTTTAGTCCAGCTTTAATAGTAAAAGCACGAGTCACCGAACAGAAAATCAGCTTTACAAACCCGGCAAGTAATAAGACTACTTTTGCGAATTTTAAGGCTCTAGAGAGTAAGCTATCAGATGGCATTCAGGCTGCCTTTGAGCGACTTTTTGAAGCATCCAAGCCCTACACTATCAAGCTAGCTACAGACAACGGCGTAGCATTTAAGAACGGCCAAGGTCAGACCATTGTGACCCCTACCTTAATGCGAGGGAACAAAGTCATCAATAGCGGATGGCGTTGGGTTGTAGATGGCGAAATCAAAGCTACAAGCCCTAGCCACATTGTCCGAGCCTCTGACGTCAACCAAAAGATGGTTTTGACTGTTTCTGCATGGATTGATAACAAAGAGGTAGCGTCTGAGCAGTTGACGCTTATCAATGCATCTGATGGTCTCCAAGGTCAAAAAGGGGACGCAGGACCTAAAGGAGATCCTGGTCCTAAAGGCGATAAAGGGGACAAAGGAGCTATTGATGAAACCCAGCTAAAAGAAATCAAGACAAGTATTGACTCTAAAGCCGACCAAGGGCTAACGCAGCAACAGCTCAACGCTTTGAATGAGAAAGCTGGAATTATCCAAGCTGAGCTTGAGGCTAAGGCGAGCGCTGATATTTTGGATAACTGGATAAAGGCTTATAAGGACTTTGTCAATGCGAATGAAACCGCAAGAGCACAAGCTGAGAAAGATTTGATTTCAGCTAGTCAGCGGGTCTCAAGTATTGCTAAGGATCTTGGAGAATTGTCTGACCGTTGGAATTTCATTGATACCTATATGAGTTCCTCAAATGAGGGGCTTGTGATTGGTAAGAACGACGGCTCGTCTAGTATGCTATTTAGTCCAAATGGACGAATTTCAATGTTTAGCGCTGGTGTCGAGGTCATGTATATCTCTCAGGGCGTTATCCACATTGAGAACGGTATTTTCTCTAAGACTATCCAAATAGGACGTTTTAGAGAGGAACAGTATCATCTTAACAATGACATGAATGTCATTCGTTATGTAGGATAGAAAGGAGCGAAATGCCTAGATTTAGTAATTCGAGTAACAGCTTATATTTGAATGTGTATATTGATGAAGTTTCAACAGACATTTCTGCTAACACCTCAACCATCAATTGGCAGTTGACAGTTAGTCGTTATACGTACTATCACACGCTCAATAAACAGGGAGACAGTACTTTATCTCTAACTTTGGACGGCCAAAATGTGCACTCTAGCAATCCAGTTTGGGAAGTCTGGGACGGCGAGGTTACTCTCGCTAGTGGTTCAACCACAATCTCACATAACTCAGACGGTCGCAAGACACTGCCGTTCTCATGTACGTTCAATCCTAACAATGGTTTACATGGAACCATCACAGTTTCAGGAAATCTCGGTCTGACTGCTATCCCACGCTCAAGCTCTGTAAGCGTGAGCGCTGGGATCATTGGTAGTTCGGTTACTATCAACATCAATCGTCAGAGCTCCAGCTTTAAGCATACAGTGCGCTATACCTGGGCTGGTAAGAGTGGAACGATTGCAACGAATATAAACACATCTACAACGTGGACGATCCCTCTTGACTTTGCAAATGACATTCCAAACTCAGCGAGTGGAACGGGGACTATCTTTGTCGATACCTACTCAGGGAACACAAAGACAGGAACACAGTCCACTACATTCACGGCTAGCGTACCAGCGAATGTCAAGCCCACATTT